TTATGGTTTGATGGATAAATAGGTACTCATAATCTTTACCCTGTTTACAGGCTGCAATGAAATCATCCTCACTCCGTGTATGAGGAATAGCAAAAATTGAATCCACCAATGCTGTTGGTTCAGATACGAACGTAACCCCAGGAAGATAGTTCAGAAAGTTAAAAAAAGGATTGACTGGGTCAATGTAATCGTGATTGCCCTTCAGGATATAGGTGGTGTTTTGGTGGTAATCCATTTCGTCATAAAGTGACAGGAAGCCATCCGTTATAGCCCGCACAAGCTTGGCTGAGTGTTTATCCTTCTGATCAGTCAGATCACCCATGATGATTGTAGTCGTCACTTTGTGATCAACTATCATTTGCCTAATCCACGGGAAAATCTTAAACCGATAAGCATCCCTAGGCTTATCGGTAAGATGCAAGTCCCCAATCAGCAGATAGGTCATATTGGCTGTGTGTGCTTAAAGAACTTTTCAGCATCAAAAATGTGTATATCCAAGCTTGGTGCAATAAGCACTGGCTCCCCTGGATTTAGGATATGTAATCCGGCTCCAGATAGGCATATATACGTTGCTGATCTGTTTTCTTTAGCAATGAGCATAGGATGCTTACTATATTTGTGGCTTTCATCCCAAGCTGTTAGCCAGAAGCTAGAAAGTTTTCCCGTTCTGGTAAGTAAGCCCTGAAAATCAAGGGAAGCGTAGAACTTGCACTCACAAAAGAACCAATTGCTAAAATTGGCTCCTACCGGGTGGATGCAGCTTATGTCCCCGGCCTGGGCACCTAATTTCTTGCCTTTGGCATGAGCCACAGTCGAGCGTCCCCCACTCATAGCAGAACGCCAGAAAACGTCTTCCTGTTGACCGTGGCTCACCCAAAGCGATAGGCGGCGACAAATATCCCGCTCAAACGAAGCTCCCTTAGCTTTGCCGCCGCCCTTTCTCATGTTTCGTATTTTTTAGTCTTAGGAAGGAAATCAGTTTCAATTTCATTCCAAGCTGCCTTTACAGCTTTGCGTAAAGCTTGATCCCCAAGGGTTTCGTAATCCCTACCAATGGTTTTGAGCCAGTTTTGGTTGGAGACTACATCCTCAACCCCATAACCAAAGTGGAACTCAAAATCACATTCACGGAAGGGCATAGCCACCTTATTCTTTTTGACTTTAGCCCTTATCTGTACCCCATAAGGGCGCTCAACTTTCTTGATTGTGCGCTTTAGAATTTTGGTGTGGGCAAGCCACACAATCTGGGAACAGTAAAAGTCCAATGCTTTACCGCCACTGCGCTTATGTTTCTCACCAAACATGGCTCCAATGTTGTCACGCACTTGGCTGACCACAAAGAGGAGTACGTTGCTTTTCTCAACCTTACTGGTGAGGGTGCGAAATAGGGTGCTTAGCTGTTTAGCCTTCGCCGCCCCAAACGTACCTTCTCCGATGTCCCTTTCCATTTCAGCTTCATCAGAAAGAGCGTCAAGGCTGTCCAGGACGTACATTCCGGGCTTACCAAGTTTGGCTTGACGGTCACAGAACTTTTCAAGATCTCGGGCAAAGGCTTCCACCGTTGTTAGAGGATTTTCTTCGTCACCAAAGTCTATCTTATCTATCGGGAGGCCCATGGCCTCAGCATATTCCTTATCGTAGGCAGCCTCACACTCCCGGTAAGCACCAGTACCTTCCGGATAAGCCAATGTGAAATTGATAAGGGCTTCTGTGGCTAGGGCAGTTTTAGCTGTTGATTTGTCCCCAACCACGTTAACGACACGCCCCACCACCCAGCCACCACCCAGCGCACAGTCAAGAAGGGTGCAGCCACTTGAAACGAATTTCAGGTGGCTTTTTTCAGAGGTAAAGTAGTTATTTGATACTGGGGTTTCGTCTATTCTAACCCTTTTGGCCACTGCTATCCCCTTCTTTGCGGCCCTCGTAGTGAGCAATCCACAAGGTGAGCAGCAGGAGAAAAGGAACAAACAGGAAATGCACTATGAAGCTAGCAAAGGTAGGCTGCCCCATAAATCCAGTTGCGCCCCAAATTCCTGCGGCAAGGTAGGTTGATGGATAAGCGTGAAACGGATGCATGTGTCCTCTTTTTACAGGTCTATGTACTTAGAAATTTTCCCAACAACCCACACCATTCCAAATCCCCAACAAATAACTATTGTTGCGGCAAAAATTGTTTCGAAAGTAAATAAAAGTATTTCAAGCATTGAAATCCTCAAATAAAGTGCCCCGATAAGCACCGCTCGGGGCCACACGGACCAGGCAGGAGGAGACCCTGGTTAGAACTCAAATTTACTTGTATCGACGCCTAGGCGCTTAGCAATCTTTGCTAGAACAGCCTTCTCATCGTCACCAACATTTCCGTCAGCACCGGCAATGTCTAGTGCCATGAGATATACGTCGTCTGACATTTTGGCACCGTTTTCGGCACCCTTAATGTCATCCAGTTCACGGGCAAGCATCTGACGCCCTGACGCATCCTTGGCACGCTTGAACATGGTTTCAAGGCAGGTCTCAATGTCCTTTTGCTGATACATCTGAGACAGGGTTGGGTGGTTATTCACCACTGAGATTGCCTTGGTCTTTTCGCTATCCTCAATGTTGCCGTCAGCGTTGGCAACAAGAGCACAGGCGGCACATACGGCTTCAAGGAAGTCCTTGTTACCGCCATAGCTGGCCATGATTTCCTGTGTGGTGTTTTTAGCGATCTTCTTGAACAGATTGAACATTCACTCTTCTCCGGGTTAATCCCCAAACTTGGGTGCTTTCTCGTATGCCTCGTCAAAAGTGGTGAGGCATACCGCCTCATACTGTTTTCGTGGCATTCCAAGGTCTACAGCCACCATGGCTGCATATTGCGTGAAGGACGTTATCACCAGTCTTGCGTACAAGACTGCATCAACATCCTGGTGTTGCTCATACTTAAGCCAGTTAACGTACCTAACGACATTTTGAAGAATGTTATTGTGTATCCTTAACTGTTCTTCAGTTGCCGCTGTTTTAGATACGTCTGCCACGTCAGGCCCTTTTTCTTCAGCCGTTTCAACTGTTTTTCCCATCTGGCGTAAGGTATCTCGTCGTTGATTATTTCTGATGTTGGGCGGGGATCATATTGAACAGGGTCAACCCCCGCCCGTTCCATCAGTTTAGTCCTCGTCTGCTGTTTGCGGACGGCGTGCCCTAAGCCGGTCTCTAATGCTTGGCCGTGGGGCTGGCTCAGTTTCATCTGGTTCTGGGTCAGGTTCAGGCTCCTTAGCTACTACGGGCCTACGACGTGGAGGCAATTCACCTGTCTCAGGATCATGATCCTCAACTGGGGCTGGTCTGCGACGTGGTGGCGGCGTTGCATCTGGCTCGTCAGCAGGCTCCTGAAGCTTTGGCTTGGTAGCCTTAGGCTGAGTTTCCTCAGTTTCATCTTCATCAGTGCGAACCTGACCATCAAACACAAGAGCGATGTGGTCATAGTCGTAGAATTGAAGCACGTCAGGGAGCGGGTTGGCATTGATAAACTCAAGCCATTCATCCTGCTCACCCTGATCCTGGGAAATAGGCCCCTTAGGCAGGAGCTTCATCTTTTCACCAGGGTACTTTGTATTCAACTTTTCCCCTTCCTTGTAGAAGCGGACATCGCAACCCTCTTCCGGGTCGTCAATGTAAATGGTTTCCCCTGTATCCTCGTCAATTGCAAGGTTGGCAAATGACTTGTCCACCATCATGGGGGCTGACCAAAGCAGTGGCCCTTCGTCTGGGTTATTACGGTCAATAACCCACATAAGAGCCCGCTTATTCGGCTTCAGGGCCTTGGCCAGTTTCTTGTCACCAGCCTTCTCAGCCTCACGCATTGCCTCAGCAATGGGATCAGCTTCACCCTTCATCTTGCTGAGTGAAAGGTAGCTCTGATTGTCAGCACCGATGCCATAGTTGATATGCACGTCAATCGCATAGTGCTCGGCATTATCCCAGGTTGGTGGGAGAATTCGAATGATGTTCTTGCCATCCTTTGGCTTGTACATCTTGTATTCTGGCTTGAATACACTGTCAAAGTCGCCACCCTTGGCATTGGCACGCTTCTGGAGCGTGCTTGGGTCACGGCGCTTGTACTTAAAGCTTCTGGATGGCTGCGGCATTAATCGTGTTCCTCAATTCTGTCATTCAGGTAATCAACGAACTGCTCTTTTCTATCGAAGTAGTCGTCAATTAACTGGTTAATTAGGAGGTAAGTACCCCAAAGAGCTAGCACCAAGGTTAGGATATTCATCATGTTTGGCTCTCATTCCGTCTATCCCTCCGACCGGCTGCTAACCGTTCTCGCTGTGCTCTATATACGACTTCATCAGTCTGAGCATTTCCCTGGATAGACGTTTGTTCGAAATTTGCTGATACAATCAACGACGCTAGATCTCTCAACATATAACCCCTTTGCTTAAATGCGTCTTTCAACGCGCCTAGCACGCCCACCTTAGTCTTTGCAGCCAAGTACCGATCAAATGCTTCTTTGTGGTCATTATCCAGTTGCACCGCATTGTGGACAACGGCTTCAGTAAGCCTTTCCTTGCCCTTGTTCTCATTAAGGGTTTTGCGATGGATACCGTCCAACTCAGCATCAACTGAGGCTAGCTCCTCCTCCAACGCATCCTTCTCAGCTACGGCTTGCTCATACAACTCAGCCACCTAAAAGAACAGCATGGGTTGTTCAGACACTTCCCGGTCAAGGAAGGTTTTGTCTATTTTTAGTCTGTCTCGTAGCTTAGTAGTGTCCATACAAGGACTATACGTCCAGTCCTAATGCCAGCCCTACTGAAAGTAGAAGTGGCCCATATTTATCTGATGAATTGTAAGGTGTTTTGAAGCACTCAAGGATACAAAGGTATAATCCAGCCTTTTCAGGACTTTTAGTGTTTAACAGAACACTGGCCATGTAGTTGACCACTACAATTCTGGCACTTTCGGCATCTGTATTCTGTTCTTCTAGATTTTTGATTATTTTGATGGCATCAGTCCA